TTTTGTGTACTAGCTAAATTACCTGCTAAAGATTCTTTTGTTTGAAGTCTTCCAAAGTTAGTTTTACCTTGTTCTGTTATATTAACATTATATGTGCCATCTTCGTTTTCAATAACATTAATGCCTTCAGTGCTTCCTAAAGTTTGTAATTTTTTATCAGCAGGGTTTTTAAAAAATATACTATCTACTAACTTTCCTAGAAATCCTAATTTAGATAATACTGTAGAGTTGTCTATAGTGTAATTAGCATCTTGACCAAAATTTCCTACACCTTGCTCTTGCATAACATCTGTTATTTGAGATAGTGCTTGTGCTGTGCCTCCTATATCTCTAGGTTTATTTGTAAATTCTTGTCTATCACTTTTTTGTTTTTCAATAGGTTGGCATACTCCATTTACTAATTTAAATCCTGGTGGGCAAGGGTCTATTGAAGGTGCTTCAGGTTGTGGTATAGGCGTTGTATCTATTGGTAGTGGGGCTGCTCCACCTCTATCTTCTACTTTGCCTTTACCAATATC